CACCATTAAAAAATAATGGCTCGATTTTTTTTAAAGGAAATGAAAATGAAAACTGTTTTTTGTCGTTCTCCATACAACTATGATATGGATCTTGCTAGTGACCAGTCTGGTCTTAAGTGTTTAGATGATTCTTTAACGCAACAGCAGTTTAAAGATGAATCTGATATTAATACGATTGTTGATCGTTTTATGAAGTCCGGTGTTTTACCAACATCGGCTTCTATGCCTCAATTTATTGATTATGAAGGCGTTTTTGATTTTCAAAGTGCTATGAACGCTGTGCGTTCTGCTGATGAGAATTTTATGCGCATGGACGCTCGCGTCCGTGCTCGCTTTAATAATAGCCCCCAAGAGTTCCTTGAGTTTTTTGCTGATCCAGCAAATACCTCAGAGGCGATTCGCTTAGGTTTGGCTATTCCTCAAGCCGTTGCTGAAACGCAAGTTTCAGCTGCGGAACCGACGTCTAAGTCGGAATGATGCTATGATCGGGTACAGTTCGCTACTTGATGTAACTGTACCCATTGACACCAACTTCTAAGGAGAATGAAATGAAACCTTTATCTCGCGCCCCTGTACATAAACACAGTTCTGCAAAGCAGTTTCGACATAATGTCGGTCGTACGCAATTGGCTAACATCGTTAACGCTCCGATGCGTGGTGGTATACGTTTCTAAGGTATTGTGTGTACTTCTCTTTGGTCTCATCCTACCCACGGTCCTCTTAAATGTGGTCAGTGTATAGAGTGCAGGCTTGCGTATTCTCGGGAGTGGGCGATAAGGATTACCCACGAACAGATGATGCACGAAAAGTCATGTATGCTAAACCTTACATATGATGATGATAATTTACCTAAGCATGGGCAACTTGTTAAAAGTGACCTGCAAAAGTTTTTTAAACGTCTTCGTAAGGGTGGATACAAATTCCGTTATGTAGCTTCTGGAGAATATGGTGAACAGACCCGACGTCCCCACTTTCATATTGCACTGTTTGGAGTGGACTTTGATTCTGATCGCGTGCTTTTTGGTCGTGCTACTGGTGGTGACCGGACTTACATATCTAACACAGCTGCTAGGTATTGGCCTCAGGGAAACCACTTAATAGGATCTTTAAATTTTGAGAGTGCTGCTTATATCGCTAGGTATATACTTAAGAAAATTAAGGTATCTGATAAGGTAATGCCATTACCTTTACACGTTGATAAAGAGGATGGGGAAATAACATTTCCAAATCCTGAGTTCTTAATAATGTCGAAAGGCATTAGTAAGGGGTGGTTTAATGACTATTTTATGTCGGATGTTTTTCCGACAGGTAGCATTATTACCACTCAAGGCTCTAGGGCACCAGTCCCTAGGTACTATAAAACTTTATTAAAGGAGTTGGGTCATGATTTAGCACTTGATATGCAATTTCGTTCTTCGGCAAGAGCCGATATGGAAGTAGAACGTAAGATGTATGAGAATCTTCCTATAAGAAAGTTAGCTCGCCAAAAGGTGAGTGATTCGAGAGTTCAATTATCAAAACGTATTTTATAAAGGTCATAAAAATGTTGCAATTTGTTGTTTGTGTTAAAGATAGGGCTGCTGAAGTTTTCAATCGCCCTTTTTTTGTTCCTCACCGTAATGTCGCTGTGCGCGACTTTACTGATGAGGTTAATCGTTCTAATGCTGATAATCCTTTGAATAAGCATCCTGACGATTTTGATTTGTATTTGTTGGGTCAGTTTGATGATTCAACTGGTGCTTTTATACGGGAAGGTTCTCCCGTTGTACTCGTCCGTGGTAAGGACGTAGTTTCTGGTTCTGTTTGACCCTTGCACCCCTTCGGGGGTGCTTTTTTTTAACTAGGAGTTTTTAATGTTTCATAATAAGTCGGCTAGTTCTCATAGTTTTGCTATGGTTCCTAAAGCGGATATTCCGCGTTCTAAGTTTTCTATGCAGAAAACTCTTAAAACCACTTTTGATAGTGGTTATCTTGTTCCTATTATGTGTGAGGAGATTCTTCCAGGTGATACGTTTAATGTTAATGTCACTATGTTCGGTCGTCTCGCTACTCCTCTTTTCCCAGTTATGGATAATCTCCATCTGGACTCGTTCTTCTTCTTTGTTCCTAATCGTTTGGTTTGGTCGAATTGGGTTAAGTTTATGGGGGAGCAGGATAACCCTGCCGATTCTATTTCCTACTCTATACCTCAACAAGTTTCCCCAGCTGGAGGCTATGCAGTCGGTTCGCTGCAGGACTATTACGGCTTGCCAACTGCAGGGCAGGTTGGCGCTGGTAATACGGTTTCACATTCTGCGCTTCCTGTAAGGTGTTATAACCTTATATACAATGAATGGTTCCGTGATCAGAATTTGCAAAATTCTGCTACTGAAAATATGGGCGATGGCCCAGATTCTTCCCCAAGCACAAACTATGTTTTGCTTCGTCGTGGTAAACGACATGACTATTTTACTTCTGCACTTCCTTGGCCACAAAAGGGTGGTACTGCTGTAACCCTTCCTTTGGGCACAAGTGCTCCTATTAAGGCTACTGGTACGCCCGGTGCTTCTGTTTGGCAAGCTCAAACACCTGCCGGTGCTAACCCTACTGTTCAGCTTTATTTATCTTCTCCTAACTCTACTTTATATGCCGATTTATCGGCCGCTACTGCTGCAACTATTAATCAGTTGCGTCAGTCTTTTCAGATTCAAAAGCTTTTGGAGCGCGACGCCCGTGGCGGTACTCGGTATACCGAGATTATTCGTGCTCATTTTGGCGTTGCTTCTCCTGATGCTAGACTACAACGCCCTGAGTATTTAGGTGGTGGTTCAACACCTATTAATATCTCTCCTATTGCACAAACCGGAGGTACTGGTGCATCTGGTACAACTACGCCTCAAGGTAACTTGGCAGCGTTTGGTACTTACATGGCGAATGGCCATGGTTTTACTCAATCGTTTGTTGAACATGGTTATGTTATTGGTCTCGTTTCTGTCCGTGCTGATCTTACGTATCAGCAAGGTATTAGAAAATTATGGTCTCGTTCAACTCGTTATGATTTTTATTTTCCTGCTTTTGCTACTCTCGGTGAACAGGCTGTTTTAAACAAGGAGATTTATTGTGATGGTTCAAGTAATGACTCCAACGTATTTGGTTATCAAGAGCGATGGGCTGAGTATCGTTATAACCCGAGCCAGATTACTGGTTTGTTTAAGTCGACTAGTACTGGCACTATCGATCCTTGGCATTATGCTCAAAAGTTTACTTCTCTTCCTACGTTGAACTCAACTTTTATTCAAGATACCCCGCCTTTGGCGCGTAATCTTGCTGTTGGTTCATCCGCAAATGGTCAGCAGCTGTTGCTTGATGCTTTCTTTAATATTAATGCTGCTAGACCTTTGCCAATGTACTCTGTACCTGGCTTAATTGATCATTTTTAATATGGGATGGC